TTGGCGCGGGCCAGCCGCTGGGCATCTACAACTCCACGGCGCTTGTGGTACAGGCCAAGGACTCCGGCCAGTCCACGTTGACCCTCTCCAACACCAACGTCCTCAACATGTGGTCGCGGCTCCCTGCGGCCAGCCGCAAGTCGGCCATCTGGCTCACCAACCAGCAGGTTGAGCCCGCGCTCTATCAGCTCCTGCTTGCAGGCAGCATGGCCACTCAGTCGGCCATTCTCTATACCCCCATGGGTGTCATGGGAAACAACACGCCCCACGGCCTGCTCCTGGGCCGCCCGGTGATCGTTGTGGAACAGGCCCCGGCCTTCTCCTCGCAGGGCGATCTCACGCTGATCGATCCGGAGCAGTACATCCTGGCCGAGCGGAATGAAGTTCGTGCCGACAGCTCCATCCATGTGGCCTTCCTGACCGGCGAGCAAGCCTTCCGCTTCATGGTCCGGATCGATGGCAGCCCCTGGTGGAAGAAGCCTCTCACCCCGAAGAACGGGTCCACCACGCTCTCGCCCTACGTGGCCCTCGCCTCCCGGTAACTGAACCGCATCAAGGGGGCGGCCCGGCCGCCCCTATCTCTCAACTGGCCCCGGCCAGAGAAGGAATGAACCATGTCGAAACAGGCATTCTATGCGGCGCAGGAAGGGCATATCGTCTCGATCCTTTCGCCCCAGAACGTCACCGGCGGCGTCACTGCGACGCCGTTCCACCTCAAGAACAATCAGCACGCCACCATTGTCGTGCAGCTTGGCGCGCAGGCCGCGGCCAATACCAAGATCCTGGTCAACGCGGGAACCAACGCCGCCATGGCCGGTTCCGCTGCCATTCCGTTTGACATCTACACCCAGGAGACGGCGGGCAACACCAACGATGTCACCTCGGGCCGCAATGCCACCGCCGCCGCGGGCTATACGCCCACGGCCAACGCCAACACCTTCTACATCATCGAGATTGACGCAGCGCAGCTCCCGGCGGGGTCGCCCTACGTCCAGCTCCAGATCACCAACGGCGCAAACACCAACTACGCCAGCGCCCTGGCCATCCTTTCGGGCGGCCGCAACGTCTCCGACCAGTCCCTCACTGTAACCACCTAACCAGGACGCCCGGCGGCCGATCTTTGCCGCCGGGCGCCTTGCAAGCCCTGTTCTTCACAACCTTTGGAGGGGTTGACATGGCAAATCAAACCGTTTCCCCGAACGTCGGGCTCGTGCTGCCCGGCGACGACCATAACAACACTCCCTGGGGAGTGAACGAGCTGCTTCTCGTCAACGCCTTCAACGCGATCGACGCGCGCATCAACAATCTCGAAGTCAAGAGCGCCGACGGTGCAATCGTCAGTCGCATCGGCAAGGTTGTCATCACCAAGGGCTCGGCCGCCGCGCTCACGCTTGCGGCGCCCATTCCGGGTCTTCCTGCCGCGGGCGGCCACGATGGCCAGCTCCTCAACATCATCTGTATCTCCGCTTTCGCGCACGCCGTCACCACGCCGTCGAACAAGATCAACGGCAACAAGGCCACCATCACCTTCGGCGCGGCCGCGGCAAACAACGTCCAGCTTGAGGCCTATAGCGGCGTCTGGTATGTCACCAACGGCGTCGGCCAGTCTCTCACCTAGCTCTCTTCCTTCGGCCTGGGCGGGCGGTTTTGCGCCCGTTTTCTTGAGGTTCCCATGGATGTTCGCATGTTGTTTGGCCGCCACGCTGGCCAGGTCGTCGACGTCGAGGTAGAGACCGCCCTGGCCATGCTCAACGATGGGCGCGCCGAGAATCCGTACCGCGATGCGCCAAAGCCGGAGCCGCCCGCTCCGGCAGCCAAATCTGCAAGGAAGGCGGCACGATGAGTATCTCCCTGATCACCGCTCCGGTTGCCGAGCCTATCTCGCTCAGCGACGCCAAGCTGCAGCTCGGCTTCGGCCCCATGCAGGATTCGGATCGCGCCGCTTCGCAGATCCTCAACGATCTGCTCCGCGCCTTCATCGTCTCCGCGCGCCAGGCCTGTGAGAACTACACGCGAAGCGTCTACATCACCCAGCGTTGGCTCCTCCAGCTTGATTCGTTTCCAGGCGTGGATCCGCGCTACGACGAGGATGGAAACCCCTGCATTGTTCTCCCCAAGCCGCCCTTCCAGTCGCTGGACTGGTTTAAATACGTTGATACCTCCGGGACCGTGCAAACGCTCCTCCGCGACACCACCTACGGTGTAGGCGCGGCGCAATATGGGTACCAGGTCAATAACGGCAGTGAGACTCAGCCCACCCAGCTCGGCCATCCCTGGGCGCGCCCATGGCCGCCGGCCCGCAGGGTTTCGCAGGCTGTCAACATCCAGTTCCGCTGCGGATTCGGCGGTCCGCTTACCGTTTCCATGACCAGCGGGTCCGCGCTGCTCACCGTCGCCAATGGCATCACCTTCAACCCCGACGATGCGCCGCTCATGGTGGGCGATACCGGCCTTCCTCTCTCGATTCCAGGCGCGGGCGCTGCCGGGGCCACGCTCAACACCTTCATTGCTTCGGTAGACGGCAGCGGAAACGCCACCCTGGCCACCGCCGCGGCTACCTCCGTCGCCGGCGTCACGGCCTGGGCGGGCGATCCCATACCGGCTGTGATCACGGCGGCCATCAAGCTCACCGTCCAGGAGTTTTACAACAAGGGCAGCGACGCCGAAGGGGTGCCTCCTGTGGCGATTGCGTTGCTCGACCCCTACCGCAACCTCGTTGCATAGCTGCGGTCGCTAACTGACCACTGTTCACTGAACTCTGACCACTGTTGTGCGGAGCAAAACCCATGGCTGCTCAGGATCTCACTCAACTCGCCACGCTCAAGCAGTGGCTCCCCATCGCATCGGGAACCGTAACCGATGACACGCTGCTTGCTCGGCTGGTTACCGCAGTCAGCATGGATTTTGGGCGGGCTGCGAACCGCCCCGATCTGTTGCTGGCGAGCTATACCGAGGTGCATCAGGGCGACGGATCGAGCCGCCTGGTTGCCTTCCACCGGCCCATCATCGCCGTAACCACCCTCACCGTGGCCGGCGTAACCATCGGGGCCAGCGCGGACAAGGTCGCGGCGGGCTATTACTTTGACGCGGACATCGATCCTGAGCGCACCTGGAACCTTTACCTCAACGGCTATGTCTTCGTCGACGGGCAACCCGTTAAGCTCAGCTACTCCGCTGGGTATGTGCAGCCCGGCGGCACGCCGACGGGAAACCAAATCATGCTCCCCGGAGACATTGAGCAGGCCGTGCTCGATTGGTGCGCCTATCGCTACAAGAACCGCCCCAATATCGGCGTGGCCGCCCGTCGCTCCGGCCAGGGCGAGTCTGAGCATGTTGAAACGCTGGACGCGCCTCCCGGAGTACTCGACGTGATCGAGCGCTACAAGCGCGCGCTGCCCTCTGTGGAGCGCCGCGCGGATGAGTGCGCCGCCCGGCAGGCCGGGGGCGCCGCAAGGCAGCCCGGAAAGAGAGCGTAAGCATGGCTCTGAACCAATACCAGCCCGTCAACCGCGAAGCGATCTGGGCCGCGCTCTTCGCCCTGCTGAAGTCGAAGCTCAGCGCGCAGTTCACCTCCATGGGCCGCCGTCACGTTGCGCCGCCCGATCTCACCACTGCCAACCAGCCCGCGCTCTTTCAGGTGGTCAGCAAAGAAACCCACGTTCCGCAGAAAGCGCCCGGAACTCCCTCACGACTTGAGCTCCGCGGCTTCCTGATTCTCTATCTCTTTGACAGCAGCCCCGACGAGGTGATCGGTTCGGAAACAGTGCTGGCGGAGACCGCGCTCAACGCGTTGCTGATGGCCATCGACGGCGCATTCCTGCCTGACGATTTTGGAACCGGCAAGTTGACCCTTGGCGGCCTGGTCAAGCATTGCTGGATCGAGGGCGATACCGACGTGGACCCCGGCATCTTCGGCCCCCAATGTGCCGCCATTCTCCCCGTCAAGGTCCTGGTGTGAAAGGCAGTCGTCAGTGATCAGTGGTCAGTGACCGGTAAAGACTGACCTCTGGCGTCATTCACTGTCCACTGCTCACTGTTCACTGTCCGCTGTTCACTGTTTTTTGGAGGAAAAACCCATGCTCAACCCGCAATTCGGATCTGGGGTGCTCTACGGCATCCCCAACGCGGCCAACACCGCCGCCAACCCCACACCTATGCAGTTCGGGCTCCTCCAGGAGATTTCGCTCGACATCAAGGGCGACACCAAGGAACTGTACGACAACCAGCAGATCCCGGCCGTCATCACCCGCGGCAAGATCAAGGTCACCGGCAAGGGCAAAATGGCATCGCTCGATCCGATGTTCTTTTCGCAGCTCTATTTCGGCCTGCCCACCACGCCCGGCATTCAGCGGCCCGTCTACAACGAGGCCTGGACAGCCACC